GGTTGCCTTGCTTCTTGACCTGTTTGCGCTATGGTCTAGTACCATCCCCCGCCTGGAGGGCGGGGGATGAGGCCTAGTACGTGTGTTTACTTGTTAAGACTTATCGTCCCAAAGTCCGAATGGGACATCCGAGAATATTGATAGAGGTGATTTGAATGCCACAGAACGGTGGGGGTCGCGGTTGGACCGCTGACCCATCCACAGGCGAGAAACTAATGCCGAGACTCTGGAAGGATCTTTTGGAGTGGCTTCTTTTGGGACCCGAAAGGGAACCGCAGACACAGAGACAGTGGGCGCAGCGCAACGGAGTCCACGAGGACTCGTTGCGACGCATAAAACGGGATCACCGTTTTGTGCGTGAATGGGATCGGCGTGCTGCCGAACTCAATATCAACCCTGAAAGGGTTCAGAGCGTCATCGATGCGCTCTGGCAGCAGGCCGCTGGGGGCGATGTGAAGGCTGCTTCGTTGTATTTGCAATATATTGATAAGTTCACTCCGAAGCGGAAGATGGTTTTGGATGATGAGCGGGACGTTGCGGGCTATTCTGATGAGGAGCTTGCTTCTGCTTTGGAGGCTGAGGTTGTTCATTTGAGGATGGTGGAAAGTGCCTAAGGTTGGTGGCAAACATTTTTCTTATTCTAAGAAAGGTAAGGCTGCGGCTAGGTCGTATGCGAAAAAGACGGGTAAGAGGGTGACTCACAGGAAGGGGAAGCGGTGAGTGAGCTTCAGGATCCGAGGACGTTGATGGAGGTTTTGGGGGATTACCCCGAGTTGATGGGGGAGCGGGCTGATTTGGACCCGTTTGAGGATGACACTCCTTTGGAGCGTCTGGTTGATGGATATGAGGTGTGTGATTCATGCCAATAGGGGGAAGTTTTGTCGATAGAGGATGTAGCGGAGCGGGCCGATGTTTGGTCTGAAGCTATTAAAAAGATTATTAAGGCCATTGCTGCGGCTGGTGTCGCGTTGGCGGCAGCGATTGGTGGATTACTTATGTGGTGGCCCTTTGGAGCCGTGGAAAGCTCGGTAGATGATTCTTTTTTGGGTGGTACTGGGTATGGGCCTCAGTGTTCGCAGCTTTATAATACGATTGACCATACTTGGACTGAGCAACAGTGGGTTGTTTGGGAGAGTTTGAAGCGGGATATGGATTGTTGACGTGGGTCGGTTGAGTGAGCTTCGTCAGGAAGCAGAGTGGCGGAAGTGCCAGCGAAATGAACAATATTTTTTGGAAAATTACTGGCATATTGCTCACCCTGCTCACGGGCGTATTCTTTTTGTTTTGCGTGAGGCTCAGGAGAAAGCTCTCCAAGAGTGGGAAGATAATAGATATTCGCTTACATTGAAGGCTCGTCAGATTGGGTGGACGACGTTGGTTGCTGCTCACCAGTTTTGGTTGGCATTTTTCTTTGATGACCAGAATATTATTGATTTGTCGCGGACAGAGAGGGAGTCGGTGCTTCTTCTTCGGAAAAGTAAGTACGGGTTGAAGCATCTTCCTGAGTGGATGATGGAGCGTGGCCCGCAGTCGTTGGTGGAGCATCAGCAGAGGATGGGGTTTAGTAACGGATCTCAGATTACTTCGATGCCGTCGGCGTCGGATCCTGCTCGTGGTGAGTCTGCGACGCTTGTTGTGGTTGATGAGTGGGCTTTTTTGCCGAATCCTGAGGAGGCGTGGGCTTCGATTGAGCCTGTGGCGGATGTGGGGGGTCGTATCATTGGGTTGAGTACGGCTAATGGTTCAGGGAATTTCTTTCATAGTTTGTGGACGGGTGCTACGACGGGGAATAACAAGTTTTCGCCAATGTTTTTTCCGTGGAGTGCGTCTGAGGATAGGGATGAGTCATGGTATGAGGGCAAAATTTCTTCAATGCTCCCCTGGCAACTCGCGCAGGAGTACCCGACTACCCCTGAGGAGGCTTTCGTTCGGTCGGGAAATCCTGTGTTCGATTTGGACGTTCTGGACGATTTGCGTAATTTTATTTCTGTGGGGCAAGCGGGTTATTTGCATGAGTTGCAGAAAGATGTTTTTGAGTTCCGATGTTGACGGTGTGGACACGGCCCGAGCGGTGGAGCGGATACGTCCTTGGCGTGGATACGGCTGAGGGTTTGGGTCATGGCGATTATTCGTGTGTTCAGGTTATTGACGCTAAGAACGGAGAGCAGGTTGCTGTTTGGCATGGGAGGATTCCGCCTGATGAGTTGGGTACTGAGGTGTATCGGATTGGTTTGTGGTATGGGAATGCTTTATGTTGTGTGGAAGCGAATAATCACGGGTTGACTACGATTACGCAGCTTCGCCAGTTGGGGTACCCGAATTTGTATCGTCGGCGTACTTTAAACCAGTCCACGCAACGTATTTCTCAGGAGTTTGGGTGGAAAACGACTCGGACTTCTAAGCCTTTGATGATTGATGAGCTTGCTCAGGCTCTAAAAAACGAGGAACTGGTTTTGCATGACGAGTTCACGTTTGCGGAATTGCGTACCTTTACGCGCAATGATCGTGGACAGATGTCAGGTTCTCCACATGATGACCGTGTGATGGCGTTGGCGGTAGCTAACCAGATGCGGAAACACGCCTTTATTCCTGAATATGTGCAAAACGTGGATGATACTTTTACATTTAATTGGTGGCGTAAACAGATCCCTGGTAACGAGGTTCTGACAGATACCATTGGGGTGCATACGTCACGTGGGACAGTGTGAACGTTAATACGAGGACTCTTAGCTAGGAGCGCTTAATGTCCAAACCAAATAAATACAATGCCTCGGGAATGGGTGCCCAACCGAAGCTGAACACAAAACAGCTTTATAATGGCCCCGCTCGTCCTGGGGGATCGCAGCCAGCACGACTTCGTGAAGGCGTTGACAGGGCACAACCTGGAGACATGGGCAATCGTCCACAGATTCGGGAAACTCCCCACAACCAACATGGTCATTCGGGCCGCGTGGAGCCTTCGGCTAAACAGCCAGATGGTTCCGTCCATAGTACCTGACGGTGGCAGTTCTCCCAGTAGGGGCTACTTTCGAGGAGTTCACTGGGTACGTTTTGGAACGGCGGGGAGCCGTTCCTTTAACGGAACTCAAGGAGCTTTACGAGCGTCGGCTCCGATTGCAATCCGTGACGATTACCAGGGGTGAAACGATGCGTAAAATGTTACCTCCTGAAGATCGGGATCTCACTTTGAGGGAACGGGAAAAGAAAGTGCTTGCGGAAGCTCGTGCTGCGGGGCATACCCCTGAACGGGTTTAAACGTTGGGTTAGAGGATGGCAAGAGAAACAAGGTCGGAACAATACTCAAAGGTCCATGACCGTCTTCAGTTAGCCCTGCGCTGGCGACATGACGAAGGTTATGACGATAAGTGGTTGAGACTAATTGATCTTTATCGTGGAAAAACGTATTGGGGAGATAAGCAGAGTTGGCCTAGGGCCGATTCTGATCGGATTTCTGTCAATTTGGCTTTTTCTACCGTAAACGTTATAGCCCCTGCCGTTTCGGTCAACCATCCGAAGATCACCGTTGCAGCTAATAAGGAAGGTGACGCTGACAGGGCGGTCTTTGTGGAGGCTGTCATAAATTATGTGTGGCGGCACTTTGACTTCAGGAAACCTTTCAGACGCGCAATCAAAGACTTCCTTATCGTGGGTCATGGTTGGATGAAAGTCGGGTGGAAATTCGTTGAGGAAGAGCTACCTTTAAATCAGTATGAGCGAGCAACTGAGGTGGAACAGTCTGTGCAGGAGGTGGACACATTTGCTATGGAGAACCCTGCTATGGCTGGCGAGTTGCCCTCCGATGAAGATATCTTGGCTTCCATTCCCAGTACGAAAATGGTTGTTCTTGAGGACCAACCATTTGTGGAACGCATCTCACCCTTCGACATGTATGTGGACCCTGAGGCTACGTGTTTGGACGACGCTAAGTGGATTGCACAGCGAATTGTGCGACCACTGTCGGAGGTGAAAGCAGATAAACGTTTCCGCCGTTCCGTTCGCCGTAACCTGACAGGTGATTCTGGTTTGAAGGTGCGCTGGAATAACGACACGGAACGAGATCAGTATTCGGATCTGATTGATCGTGTCACTCTTTACGAATATTACGATCTCGAAAAGGGAACGATTTCTGTTTGCACCCAAGATTCAGAAGACTTTTTGTTGGAACCCACTCCGATGCCCTACAACTTCGGTCACCCATTTGTGATGTTGCGTAATTACGATGTTCCAGACATTTTTTATCCGATGGGGGATCTTGAGGCTATTGAATCCCTACAGGAAGAATTAAACAAGACGCGAACGCAGATGGTGAATCACCGAAAGCGTTACGCTCGCAAATACCTTTACCATGAGCGATCTTTCGGTCCTGAGGGTCGCGAGGCTTTAGAATCTGACGATGATGGTCGTTTTGTTCCCGTCGTTGACGAGAATAGGCCCCTAGGGGAAGTCGTAATTCCTCTCCCTCAGGTTCCTTTAGCTCCTGAAATATATCATCAGTCGCAAATCATTGAAGAAGACATTAATACGGTTAGTGGCATATCGGAATATGCCCGCGGACAGATGCCAGAGATCAGGCGTACTGCTACCGAGGCGAGCATTATTGCTGATGCGGGAAATGCTCGTTCTTCAGATAAGTTGGCGATCATAGAGTTGGTTATTTCTTCGGTTGCTCGTCGGGTTCTTCAGTTGACGCAGCAATACATGACTCAACCTCAAATGGTTCGGATCACAGGTAAGGATGACCAAAAGTTTTATGTCGCATACACACGCGACGACATTTTAGGGGAATACGATTTCTCTGTAGAGGGTGGTTCCACCCAGCCGTTAAACGAAACGGCTCGCCGTCAGCAAGCTATCTCGCTTATGAATGCCGTAGCTCCGCTGATTGGTACAGTTATCGATCCGCAGGAATTGGCTCGATATGTGCTGCAATTTGGGTTTGGTGTTAAGAACCCCGAGAAGTTTATGGTGCAGCAGCAACCAATGGCCCCCCAGCAAGGTGCTGGAGAAGAGGGCGGTGCCCCGCCACCTCCAGCGATGACTGGTGGAATGGAGCCAGGACCAATTCCTGAACAAGTCTTTGAAGCAACAGGCGGGGTTCCCCCCGAATTGCTTTCTCAGTTACAAAATCAAATGGGGATGGAGTTACCTAATCTATAATGGGACACGAGATCCTTATTACTTAAGGAACAACCGAGAGGATTCCAAAAATGGAAACAGCGGAACTGGACACCAGTAATCCAGGTTTTTCAGGAGAAATTTCAGATGGTCAAACATACTCCGTCAAAATTGATGGAGTAGAACAACTTGTCCCTTTGGAAGAACTCCAAAGCGGGTACCAACGACAAGCAGATTACACACGTAAAACGCAAGAATTGGCCCGCGAACGCGAGAGATTGACTCAAGCGGAAGCGATAGTGCAAGCATTAGAAGCCGACCCTCAAGCCGCCATTTCCGCCTTAGGAGATGCGTTTGGAGTAAGCATGGGTAACCAAAACCTCCAGCCGAGTTATGAAAATGACTATGCCGCTGACGACTTGGACCCTGACGAAGTTCGTTTGCGCCGTATTGAATCTGCCATTGAAGAACAAAATCGAGCGCAAAGGCAAGATAATTTGAGTAAAGAAATGGAAGGTATCCGCTCGAAGTACGGTACAGAAATTGGGGAATCGGAGCTTTACGCTCACGCTTTAAAACATAATATTGGCAACCTTGACGCTGCTTACGCACATCTCAACTATGAGAATATGTTGGACAAAAGCCAAGCGGATCAGCAAGAAGCGCAAATATTGGAAGATAAGCGTGCAGCAAATATGGTGGAATCTACGCCAGGAGCGACTTCTGCGAATCTTACCCGTGCTGTGTCGGCGGTTAATTCTATTCAGGATGCATTTGATCTTGCGAGACAAGAACTAGCCCAATAACTTAGGAGTATCAAATGGCTGCTGGAAATGCAGATTTTGATCAAATTTTGAGCACTACGCTCAAAAACTATGTACCTAAGCTAGCTGACAACGTTTTTACGGCTCGTCCTCTGTTCTATGCGCTAACCAATGGTCAGACCATTCGGCGCATCAGCGGCGGAGCAAAAATCGTTGTTCCAATTATCTATGGTACAAACTCAACTGCTGGCTCATATGCAGGTGATGACACTATTTCCATTACGGCTCAGACTGGCATTACTGCCGCTGAGTACGACTGGAAACAGTATGCGGCATCCGTAACCATCACTGGCATTGAGGAAGCAAAAAACAATGGCGAAGCAGCGATCATTGACCTTCTCGAAGGCAAGATCATGCAAGCGGAAGAAACCATCATCCAGAACATGAACACTATGTTCTGGGGTAACGGCACGGGCAACGGCGGCAAGAACATGCTGGGCCTCAATGCTCTAGTCGGTTTGGGTAACGATTCTGGCGGGTCTTCACTCGCTGGTATCGACGCTACCGATTCAGACAACTCATGGTGGCGTTCATCAGTGAGCAATGTTGCTGGCGCTCTTTCACTTACAGGCATGGCGACGATGTATAACAATATTTCAGTTGGTAACGACCAACCGACTATTATCATCAGCGATCAAGACGAATACGAAAAGTATGAGTCTTTGCTTCAACCCAACCTGCGTTACACAAGCGCAGAGGTAGCAGACGCAGGCTTCCAAAACCTTTTGTTTAAGGGAGCGCCCTGCACCTTTGATAGTGACTCAAACCTGGATGGAAAGATGTTCTTCTTGAACACCAAATACCTCAGGCTTGTTGCTCACACTGAGACATGGTTCCAGCCGACACCATTCGTGCGGCCCACGAACCAAGATGCCCGCTACGCACAAATACTGTGCTACGGCGAGTTGACCACCTCAAACCGAGCACGGCAAGGCATGATGTACGGCCTTACCGACTAATAAACTAGAAGTGGGGGGGGATTGATTTCCCCCCACTTCAGAACAGTGGAGTGAGAATGCAGCGGGAAATAGCTTTGGTTTACAGTCGCGATGCGCGACCAGCGGGTTCCAGTGGTACCCGTCCTGGGCATTATGCCCCAGGTGAGGCCAGCGGGGCACGCCCCGTTCCTGGTGTCACCGAGTTTGTTGAACCAGAAGTTGTTCCTGCTGCATCTTGCTCTGCAACGACCCGCGCAGGAAACCCCTGCAAAGCGCGTCCTGTCGGCGGGTCGGATCTTTGTATCGGTCACACTAAACAGGCGAGGGCTGCATTGTGACTTTTAGTGCTTTGACGCTTCAACAGATTCGGGATCAAGTCCGAAGTGTTGTCGATATTGACAGCAGCGACATCAGTGACCAGACGCTCGATATTATGGTCGGTCAGGGTTTTGACACCATTGTTTACAGCGAAAAACGGTGGCCGTTTTACGATGTCACAACTACCTTCAACACCATCGGGGGAGTCCAGAAATACACGCTGACAGAAATAGCGGCTGCTCCTGACGTGGTATCGCAAGGCATCCGAGAAATCACGGCGTTAAAGAACGACGATCACGTAATGACTTTCATAGGGAACGATCACGCTGATTGGAACTATCCGCTCAACGTCATTCCCTCAGGTCAACCGTGGCGTTGGACCTTTTGGGAGGACACAGTTACTTTTTATCCAAATCCATCGGCAGTTCAAACCGTTTACGTTCGCGCTATACGGAATCCAACTGCTTTCGGGTTTGGTTCGTCATCAGGTGATAGTCCTGATTTGCCGAGTCCCTTTCACCCGATTTTGGCTACTTACGCAACGGCTCGTGCTTACATGCAGCAGGAAGATCCTGTCATGGCGAATCAGTATCAAGCCCAATTTCAAATCGAATTAGATAACGTTGCCCGTCGGTACGCCGACGTGCCTGCGCCACAGCCGATGATTGCGAATATTCGTAGCGATACCCGTTACCTGTCTGGTTATGGCGTTCTGCGCTATGCCAACACAGGTGGCGTTCAGTGGTAGCTGATGGCTACGGGGCAACGCCAGTTTTCTCTCGAAGTTCTTGAATCGTTTTCGGGAGGGTTGAACCTTCGAAGCGACCAGTTCAACTTGGAGGACAACGAATCTCCTGACATGTTGAACGTTAGTGTCGATCCTCGCGGGGGTATCCGCATGAGGGATGGGGTAAACCGTCGAAACACAACTGCTTTAAGCCATGCCGTTAAGGGTATGTGGGGATTTCATACCGATGGTGGAACGAATCAATTAATGGCGAATTGGGGTACCAAAGTCGGGTATTCCGCTACAGGAAATTTTACAGAATTATCAGGCATCACAGCAAGGACGAACGGATCCCGTGTTTACGGGATCACAATGAACAATGTGGCTTACGGCGTTAGCTTTGACCAGCCGTCATTCCGTTGGAATGGGACTACGGCTGCGGATCTCGGAACCTCTTTTGGGGCAAGCGGCAATATGCCGCAAGCCCAATACATCACCTTTTGGAACAACTTCGCTTGGGTGGCAAACGTCAACGAGTCTGACCCAAACGAAAAATCTCGGCTCAGATGGTCCAACATCAACGACCCAGAAACCTGGACCGCCAGCGACTACGTAGACATCGACGTAGGAGAACACGGTGATTCCATCACCGCTCTGGTTCCCGCAGGTGACAGACTTCTAGTTTTCAAAAACCAAAGCGTCTACGCCGTCTTTGGTTTCGACTCAGACTCATTTCAAGTCGTAACCCTATCGAGCGACGTTGGATCTCTCGGGCTTTCATCCCCAGTGAACACCCCATTTGGAACCTTTTTCTGGTACCAAGAAGAGGGCGTTTACAACTACAACGGCGAAAATTTCACTTGGGTATTCTCTAAACTCAAACCAGCCATAGACAATGGTCAAATAACTTTCGGCACTCCCCCTGAATTGGCCTGGGCAAATAACAAACTTTATGTCAGTGTCGAATGGACAGACGTGAGCGGTGGAGTTGTCACCGTATCTCGTCGCACACTTACGTTCGACCCAATTTTAGGTCAAGGCGGTGCGTGGACTACCAGCGATATTGACGCTGGGCCTTTACTTGCATTTGAACCTCCAGGCGGAAGCCCCAGCGTTTTCGCTGGGTGTGTAGCGAATACTGGGCGAGTTATCGAACTCGAAGATGGTCAGAAACGGGATGCCGATAGATATAGCGCATCTGGAGAAACACATATTACTTCTTATTTCATTACTCGATGGGTGACAGGTAAAGACCCCATCGTTAAGAAACGCTGGGGTCGTCCTCGCGTTGTCGTGTCCGCGGAAGAAACATTGACGCTGACATTTGACGTGTATAAAGATTATGACAAGTCAACTGCGACCATTGATGGTCAGCAGTTGAGTGTTACGGGTAAAACGTCTGCTTCTCGTTGGGATACTGCCGAATGGGATGAAGATGACACAACTAACCCTGCTAAAGCCTTTTGGGATGCTATTGGACGCGATTTGACTGCCGATGTGAAGAACCTTCCCACACTTGGGACAGGTAGAGCGGTAAGTATGCGGGTAGACGGTCCTGCTTCTGCTAATTTGCATTGGGAAATCAACGCTTTGGCATTTACCTATACGCCGAGGAGACTGCGTTAATGGGAACTTTAACTATCCCCAATCCATTTTCCGCTGGGGAAACCATCGTCGCTGGCGATATGAATGACAACTTCACAGCGGTAAAAAATTATTGTGAAGGCGATGTTCTCCAAGAAAGCACGGTTACCGCTAAGGGCGATATTTATGTTGCTACTGCTAGTGGGGTGGTAACAAGGCTTGCAGTTGGTGTCAATACGCGGGTGTTGACTGCTGATTCGACTACCGATGAGGGTTTGGCGTGGAGCGCTGTTGCGGATGCGACGAAGATGCCGCTTGCTGGCGGTACTTTTACTGGTGCTGTCACTTTTGATGGTGCTAGCCCT